CCCATGATTTTGGGTTTTGTTGTTTGGATTGAGCTAATGTGACTCCACCACCTTGTGTAGGTAAAGATCCTTGGAAATAAGGTCCATAAATAATAGGGTCTTCAATGAATCTAGTTGAGAATGTATAAAACAATCTTTTATTAAAATCAGATGGGTTACCATACTTAAATACCACATCATAATTCATAAATGATGTTAATATATTTTGAAATGTCTCGTTTTGACTTGTTATTAGACTATTCAATTTTGTTTCGGGTGAAGTACCTGTAGGAATTTTTACTTTAAATAATTCCCTCGCTAAGGTTTGGAAATTTTTAAACGTTTGTTCACTGACTTCGTTCGCATTGGTTTCAGCCTCAGTCGTATTTAAGTTACTTGCGGTTTGAGATGATGGTAGGGTATCAATAAAATCATAAATTGATCTACTAAAATTTAAAAACTCAGACTCAAAATAATCTAATGTTTTAATATTGAAAGTTGTAAATAATTCTTGGAAGTCCGTATAATCATTTTTATTACCACTTATAATAAAGTTTTGTTGGTCCTTTTGTTCGTTAAGTATTTTTTTCAAATAAGTTTCGGGGTCATTCTTAATTACTTTAGAATTATCAAACCATCCGTATTGTGGTGCGTTCCAAAATAATCTAACCGATCCGTTAAACATTGCGTCATTACCCGAAAGTTCGGTACGCATAACCCCATTCTTGAACGCCTCATCTTTTGTCTGATTTATATTAGTACCAAAAGACGGCATTACATAACAAAAACTTGGTTCGGTCGATGATGATACAACAACAGACCAAGGAGAAACTCTCATTGTCCTTGCAGGATTTGATTGATCAAAACCTGGTGTCTCATAAATTGTTGAGTTTTGTGTGTTCATCATTATTAACTTACCACTATCTAAGTTGTTCTGTATCGATAATGATGGAATACCTTGTACATAACTATTTTGTACAACAAACGCCGATGTTGTTGGTGTTTGACCTGTACCGACTATATAAAGACCAATACCACCTGTAGTTCCCGAAATTTGATTTTGTATTGTTACATTCCCATTTAATAGAGGACCATTAACTATTGATCCGTTCACTAAAACATTACTATCAATAGAATTAATTTGTAATACCGGATTTAAAGCAATAAAACTAGATGTAAACCCAGAACTATTACTAACTTTATATAAACCATTTAAATTCGTAGTACCTGTAATTTGGTTGGTAATTGTTAATGATGATGGGAATGATGATCCTGATAATATCAAACCGTTTGTTATTGCCGCCAAACTGACATTTGACATCTGAGCAAAACTACCGATTGTAAAGTTTAGAGGTATTGCACTCGAGAGGGTTGGGGTTGTTGTATAAACACCAGTACTTCCTGCAGCACCCGCAATTTGCCCTGTTACCACTAAGTTAACACTTATGGATGGAATTGTGATTGTAGTACCAACCTGTAATAGATTATTAGTGATTGAATTTATGATTACGGTCGATCCGTTTCCACTACAAACACCTGTCACTTCAAAAACTGTTGTATTACCTGTTACTTCTTGTACTGTACAACTTCCACCCGTTTGAGTTTTACCACTAAATAATTTTAAACCTTGTAAGAAGACATTAAAGTCATCAACTAATTGTGGATAAAAACCTGTGTTAATATCTGTAAATGGTTGTGTTCCTGTTGTTGTATCTAATACTAAACTTCTAGGTATACCGTCAATTACTAAATCATAATTTTTGGTTGCCGCAGAGTTTGCAGGGTCCCAATTTTCAAGATAATTAAAGTCCTTCCAAACACTATCAAGGTAGTCAACACCAGTGTCTCGATATGTTTTATATCTATTCCAAATTGATCCGTATTTTAATATCCAAGCATAAGGTAGTTTATGAACCGCCCCAAATTTTTTCATAGTTGCTAAAATGTAACTTAAATCTGATGTCGACTCACCATTTTTAGTAACGTATTTTTCTCTTAAGGTTGCCAAAGGTAAACTATTCAAGAATAGGTATGATGCGGTTTTATATGGATATGGGTCTTTTTGTTTGTATCTAAAATTAAACACACCCTGTTGTACAGCATTAATAAAATACGGTGTGTTCAACATTGATGTAGTTTGTGTTTCAGTTAAGTGATTTGAATAACCTGTATATTTTAAATTACCTTCTGTTACTAATTGGTTTTTATATGCTCTTGTATTATAAAAAGTTTTTAAATTTGTTGTATCAGGAGTTACCGATAAATTTTGAAAATTAAAATAAGTATACGGTCTTTTTGTCGTTTCGTTATCGTCGTCTTCAAAATTAGTTACAGTCTTATGAGTATCGTTATACTCTAAAACATCTTTAGTATCGAAAGCCTCATTAGCGTTATTAAGACTTTTACCATTCGCTAAATTATTTCTATCCCAATTTAAATTTGTGATCGGGTAAACATCGGTAAAGTCGAAAGTATTACTACTCGATGTCTCAGTCAAATACTTTTCTAAATTTGTAAGGTTTCTTGGATTAGATAAAGAAACATTAGGTTGTGATTTTGTTGATGCTAAGATATCAGAGTTATACACAACGCTTGGGTTTTCAACATCATTTCTAATATATGGTGTTACGAATGTACCTTTGATAAAAGTTTGCCAACTATCACCTTGTCCTTGATTAGATATATGTCTTAAAAATGGTAAATAATTATTACTATCTAAAAGATATTCTTTAATTTTCTTTGTTAAAAATGGGTTATCCGCACCCAAACTTTTAATTACGTTTACCGCTTCATCATCAGCTTCGGCTTCATATATTGATAAATCATAACCGGACATTCTGTTAAACTTGCTGTAGTACGAATTTAACATGAGTCTTTCGTAAATCTCAAAAAAGTATTTTGATTCTTCTTTGTTTTGGAAAACCTCGTTTGTGACAGGGAATTCAATAGCATTTAGTGATGCTCTTGATGGTTGGTTATTTAATTCATTAAATTCGGCACCCACTTTATCATCAGTTTTTTGACGTTCAGTGTATCCTTTAATGAATTGTTCCACAAACTCCACTTCAGGCCAAATCTCAGGACTATAAGCCCTATACGATGACGCAACATTTTGTGCACCAGGATAAATTAATTCGAATTTTTCTTTGCCGTCGTCACCTACAGTTTCTTGTATCACTTGAGGCCAAGGATATATTGGTTCGTTATTCTGTGTTGATGATTTTATGTCAACACTTGGTGCGGTTGTTTGGTTACCAAATATCGCAGCTCGTCTATAGTCATTTTCTCTTTGTTCCCAAGCTTTCTTATGAACATCATCTAACAATCTTAAAAATGCTTCACCCTGACAATAAAACACCGCCAAGATATTTCTAATAGAAGGAGTAAATCCGAGACCTCCTCCCCCTCTTGAATTAAACTTCTCAGCTAAACTAGTTGTAATTTGTTGTTCTATTTTAGTTCTTAGGGTTGCGGCTTGTTTAGACATTCCGTCTGTTATCTCCATAAAAGATTTTAGACCCTCAAAATAGTTATATGTGAAGTTATTAGCAATAAAGGATATTTGTGATGATAATAAAAAATTAGTGTACGCAATATCAGCCTTTGTTTGATTTGATAACGGAGTTCCGGCTGGTGATAATTTTTCTTTTGGTGCGTTCTCTTGTGCTTGGAATGTTTTAATTATATTTACATCATCAGGTTTAATAGAAACTCTAAAAGTACCTGTTGTGATGTTAAATGGAATTTGTGTTTGTTCGGTAATATTACCAATTGTGTAACTACCCCCAACACCAAAAACCTTATTTTCATTTAATCTAGCATTATATTCTTTGATAATACCATCTAACTCAGTAAGGGCAGTTTCCCTTTTTTCAGGTGACAATTCTTTTTTATAATCATAAACCTTTTGTCCACTCTTAAGGATTATTGGGTTTTTGATATCCATGTATGTATTAAACCATGATGTCGTAAATAAAAATACTTTTTGTTGGTATGATAACAACGTATTAGTATAATCGGTCATAGTTGTCATAACACCCATATTCTCTTTGGTGAAATCTTCTAAAACCTCATCGATAAATCTTTGTAATCTATATTTCAATTGATTTAAAGTGATCTCAGGGAAATCATCAGGAATTAAACCTTTTGATTTGTAGTTAGAGTAGATCTCTTTCATTTTTTGATAACCTCTACTCACAACAGTAGGTGAGGTTGCCGTTGTTGCGTTTGATGTTGTACCTTGTTCTACAGATACAGGTGCTTGAGTCACTGTATTATTATACATGTGTGGTACCGCCATCAAAGATCCGAAGTTCACATAAGACAACAACGTATATTTGTATCCGTAGAATTTTAAACTTACTACAAAGTTATGTGTTGATGGATCAAATTTAGATGTAAATGACTGCAACATTATTGGGAACTTAACCGCTTTACCGTAATATCCCTTTAACGTTAATGTAAACTGTGGGTATGGTAATTGGAAGAACGCTGCGTATGGTGAATTATTTCCACCTTCAAATAATGCTCGTCCTTTAACATCCTCAAGGTCAACCGTAATTACGGGTAAGAAATCCAAACCTATTGATACGTTAATACTTTTCATCCCCAAGAAACCATTATCAACGGCTCCTGGTGTTCCGTTTGAATTTAAGTTTTGGGTTATATAAAAGTCATCGGACTTATTAGGATTTTTAACCGAAGTTAAATTTACTTGATTTACTCCCTTTCCTTGAACGCTGTCTTTACCTGTAATTTCATCAGACCAAGCGGTATCCATAAAAGTCTTACTACCTGGATTTAAGAAATTAATCTTACCAACCGAGATTGTTCTTTGTTGGTCGTTCATTGCGGAACCTACCGCCAACTTAGTTCGAGGCAATACATTACACTCAAGATTGGCGTAATAAACCAAATCTTCTTGTTTGACTAATCTTTCTTTTACATTACCATCTTGGTCTACTAATTTGTTTGGATCAATAAGGGTAATGTTGTCATAATCAAACTCAACTAAAATATTTTCCCCGTTATCTGCCATAGTAGAAATAGTAATTATCTAATGAATTTTTATAATCTTGTAATGAAGCTACTAACGGAAATGGAATTGTCAATACCGCACCGTCAGGTATTGAAAATTCATCACCAGTATATTGCGGATTTGCCTGTAGAATTAACCAACCAAAGTACGGGGTTCCGTAAAATTGTTGTGATGTTTTATCCAATCGTGATTGACCAACTTTGTAAATAAAGTTTTTATCTGAAGTTTTAGTTGGTAATGCAACACCAGGTACAACAGTCTGTTGTCCGTTGATTAAAAAGTCGGTATATCTATTCCAATATTGTAATGCCATTTTAATTAAATGTTACTTTTCCGTTGAAGGTATTTTTATTGTTCAAATTATTATTTGAATATAGGTCTTCTATTTTTTTATTTTTTTGATTAACGTCTTGTGTTACGTCAGTACTATAATTACAAATCTTAACCGTACTATCAGGTAAAGCAAATGTTGTTACGGCTTTAAATCTTGGTCCATATATTGTATCGGTTTCCGTTTTCGTAAATTGTCCGTTAAATGATGTATTTGTATTAGTACAGAAAACTCCATAATTTTTACAAACCTCATTAATTTGTGTTACCAACGCCGGATTTTTCTTAACTTCCTCCCCACTTGTTAAATCATTTATTACTGACGTTAATAAATTAGAATCGGTAAATAATGTCGACATCGCAATATAAAATCTATTGTTAGGACAACTATCTCCAAAAATACTTGTACCCCCAAATTTAAAGTCACATCCATCACCACTATTTAAACTGGATGTACTAGGGTCGAAGTAATTTGTAACTATCTTGAGTTCAGTCATTATATCTTCAAACTCTTTGATTGCTTCTGGTACTTTAACGGTAAACACATTTGATAATGAACCTTCAGTTGTTGCTGGCGCGAAGAATGTATCACCACTTAAATCATAAAGTTTTGGTTTGTTATTTGTATTTAACTCACCATCAAGTTTAGAAGCGACTACATCCAATTGTCTAAAAATGTAATTTAACTCGGTTTGATTCTGTATGATGTTATTTGTATTCGCATTTAAAACATCTAAGATGGCACCTTGTCTTTGATCCGCCAAAGTTTTTAACTTGTCTTGTATTTCTCTTTTTTGTTTGTTTGTCATACCTTGACCATCTCCTACCAAAGGTTTTATAATAGGTGAATCTTCATCATCAATATCCTTTTTAACTTTTTTGATGAGGTTTTCAATATAATCTTGGTATTTGTTGTTTTTACCAAATAAAGTCGTTTCTTTTTTATCGTTCGTATAAACCGAAACATCACCTTTAACATAAGATCTATCTTTCAAATACAATTGTAATATACCATAATTATAATCAGTACTGATCTTTTCTAAAGCATCATAATATGTGGTGAAGTAACCTCGTAAACCATCTTGTAGAGAGGTTAACAGAGGTGCATAATCCATATTGGTATCACTCGCAATAACACCTATAGTACTTCCACCTTTTTTAGGTTGTACGCTATTAATTTGTGCTTGATCTGAAGTTGTTACTGGTGGTAAACCGTTTGTTATTTTTTCAACAACATATTTGTCTAACTTACTTGTATCTTCGGTTGGGGTTGCCCTTTCGTCATATATCTCAGTATTTGCATAATAGTTAAACGATAATGCGTTTTGTAATTCTTGTACGGGTTCTTTTATACCCATACCACCGATAATATTAAAACTTAAACTAATTTTTGCCAACATAGGTTGTACACCAATACCTTCAGGATTCATATCTAAAACTAATGGTTCATAAGAAATACCTAAACTTGTCGGTACTATTTTTGTATGATAGAAGTCACCGACTCTTAATACCAATATTGGTGGTGCTCCGAATGATGTGTTTAACGCATCATTATATTTTGGTCTACCATCAGGTCCAATCACAGGTATTGTTTGACCCGGTCTTGTACACTGTTGTAAGAATGTTAATCTCGCATTTAAACCCTCAGGTGTCATAGAGTGAAAAGCGGGACTAAAGAATTTGATCTTATCTTTGATTGTATCATAAATCATGGGATCAGTCTCTTTAATCACTTGGAAGTAATCACACTCCGTGAATAAGTTTCTTAATATCTTTTTAGATATACCCTCCTTAATTTTTTGTTCTATAGTTATTTTTGGTTCAGGTTTAATACTTTGAGTCTGACCAGTTAATATGTTTTGTGGGTTTGGTGTTGATCCATCATCAGGGACAGGTATTGGGTCAGGGTCTTTTACTACCTTTTCAGGTGGGACGGTTGCAACAATTTTTAGTATCGAAACTCTTCGACATGCCATTGCCGGTATACTATACCACTGTGATTGACTATTAACTTTATTTGGGGTTGTTGTTAAATTTATAATATCATCCGTACAATTTACTTGAGCAGATAATATGTCACCGCCAGATGATGTTGTTACCGAAGTGTCACCTGTGAATGATGTTGCATCCGCATCTTTTTTTGTTTTAGGTATTACTAACTCTTCACCACTCCCTTTAAAGTTCATAGTAAATTTTTGCGAATCTGCATATTTTTGGACGGTGTCTCCATTTGACAATTTGTAAGCCAACATCCACTTCTTAACTGAGTCATTTCTTCTTTCAGAAAGTTTTTGGTTATAACTAACCTTTGCAGGTGCAGATGCAGATCCAACCATATCGATTGTGATGGACCCATTTTTAATTAATACCTCATCAATTTCCTTCATTAACCCGGTCTGAATAAGATTAAAGTTTCCAGTGATCACGTCACTGAAGAATTGTGGTATTCCAGCCTTTTGGAACTCCTGTCCTCCTGATGAAACTGTGGTTGGTGCTTCAGATTGATATGTGGTGTTTTGTAAACCAATATAGTTGTCATAATATACATTATATGGTGATGCTGCAGTTGTTCCAGGGTTTCCTTTAGGTATATCATTTTCAAAATAAAATCCATAACCAACATACTTACTCAAATCAACATCAGTAGGTTTGGTATTTTCAGCGGTTTCTGTTCCCGTTTCTGTGGTATTTGGGGTTCCGTCACCACCAGTTGCTTTATTAGGTTGTTTTGTTACCGGATCTTGTGGTATACTTTCAAATACCTGTATTTGCTCCTCAGTCGTTAATCTTGGGTTATTTAAGATTTGTTGGTACGTAAATAAATCTTTTGTCGGTATCATATTAAATTTGATACCTAATTCATATATATCATACTTAGTACAACCTGCAAAGAATGAGTCCACAACACTTTGTACTCGTTCTTTACCAACACCTTTCATTTGTTTTTCAATTATTGTATTTAACATAGAAGGGTTATCAACAATAATAGTCCAAGTTAACTGTCCTGATCTACTTGTATTTTTATATGTATAAATTGGCTCAGGTCTTCCTAAGAAAAATGTTGAGTTAAAATCTGGTTTTGAGTCATCAGAAAATTTTAAATCATATGGTGGGAACCACATAATTCTACCACCATTAGGTCCCTTCTCACAAACAGGTAAATCATCATAAGTATAACCAGGTCTGTCTGAAGTTCTCCACGCCAAATTTTCAATTGAGAACATGTATTTCTTAACTTTTCCATCAACAATATTTGTTGACCCAGGATTTTTTAATGGGGCAATGTTCAAATTATAGGTACTATCTAAAATTGAATAATCAACTCTTCTACCTTCCGTAGTAATACCCGCAGACTTTTGTAGATCGGCATAAGTATAATATGGTGTATCCTTTTGGAATACTCTACAATATTCTAATCCCGCTTGTGTTCCATCGGCTTGATTAACATATGAAAGTACCATAGAACCTTTTGTCATTTCCTTATATCCGTCGTTGAATACTTTAGAAACTTGGTTAATTGCAGTACCTACGTGTTTTAATCTCGCCTGTCCTTGTACTTGGTCTGCAGAATCAACAAGTCGTTGTGTTTCATATAAAATAGAACCAGGTCTAAATGGAATGTCAACAGATTGGTATCGTAAATAATCTGCCGATATCTGATTGAAATCGTCATCCAAACTACCAGCCCCACCACCTTGTGTTGCTCTAAACCCTGCATTACCTTTATACTTTGGTGATGTCCAAACTAATTGACCCGAAGTTCCTCCACCGTCACTATAAGATCTACCCGCTAAACCAAAATTGATTAAACTTTCGTTACCCTCATAAAGTTTAGCCAATTCTTGTGGTCCATAAACAATACTTTGTTGTTGGACTCCGAATTGGTTAACAGGAACTTGGTTTGGTGGTCCATCAATTTGTGATGGTTCTGCATTTTCATTACCAACATAATAACCCGAAGATTGAGCTTTGTCTTGGTCAAATAATCTATTAACAGCCGCAGAAGCACCTGCGATTAAACCACCAATTACTCCTCGGTTGTATGCCGGTCTATATAAGTTATAGTCAAGTGCCGAAAATAATGCAGATCTAGTACCATTACCCGTATTTGCAACAAAAACTTCAGATGGACTTCTATATTTGTTTAATATTGGTGCCAATAAACCACCTGTTAAACTATTTGCAACTCCAAGAGCTGCCTCTGTTTGTGGTCCATTTATTGGGTTATCTCCATCGAAATAATCACCAGGTATAAATGAAACAGGAAAGTAAGTTCCTGTTAATCGATTAGCTAAAGATACTGCAACCAAAGCAGGATTTTCAGGAACCGTAATTCTCCAATCTCTAATAAAGAATGGTTGTTGTCCTGATGCTAATAAACTTGCAGAAAAAGGATCTGAAATTGTATCAAGATTAATAACACCAATCGTCGCTTGTTGTAGTTCTTGAGCCACTCGTTCCTCAAAAGCAAACTTTAACTGAGAAGCCCCAATTTTAGCTAAAAAACTATCTGACGATAACGGTCCGTTTGACCCAATTGGGTCGTTTTGGAAGACAATGTTAAATGTTGGGTATGATGAATAACTATAATATCCAGGATCCCAATATGGTTGGTATATGTTACCTGCATTTTGTATATCGGTAATAACAACTAAATCTTTGTATCCACCACTCGGTCCCCACTTATTAGTCACATAAGCAGATTCAATGTAGAATTCATTTACAATATCTAAAACCGTATCAATTGGTTCGTAAGGACCTTGATTAGTTCCTTCTGGGTTGTTTGTTGACGCAACAGAATTAACTCCTATGGGGTTACCAAAACCACCTTCAGGACCATATTCATTTAATGGATATAAATCTTGGGCAAATAAATTTGTGGATACGTAATTATTAGGTGAATCAATAACATTATTGACTGAAAGCACAACTTCATAGTCAACAGGATTACCTGGTGATGTGTATGTTCCAGGAACATTATAAGGCGTTAAATTCTTAACTAATAATTGTTTCCTAAAAGCCGATGAGTTACCAAACGATAAAAAACTTTCAGACATATTGTTTTATTTTATAAATAGGTGTTCGGTATATTTTTTTTATTAGTTTTTTGATCCAACCATAGCAGTTGGTGCGTTTGGATTCTCAACTGCCTTTTTCAAAATATCCTTACCTTCGGTAGTTTGAGTAAGATAGTTTACAATATCATTTCTTACAGAGTTTAAATCCATGTTCTTAACATTGTCATTACCGTTGATTGTCATGTTTAAATTTACTTCTGATTTTGTTTCAACTTTTTGAGGTTGTGAGTATGCCTCCTTAAATCTAGTACTTATATCTGTAAGAGTTTGATTTAGAAATTCTTGAGATCCTGTTTTAATTTGTTGTTCAGCATCACTAAGAGCCTTTAATAAGTTTTTACCAGCATCGGCTTGCATATTCGCATCACCGCTAATACCACCTACAATATAATCTTCCATAGGTTGTCCAATCGATGTAAGAGTCTTTCTTGTACCTTTACTAGACGTTTGATCTGCAAAATTTCTACTAATATCTACTTGAGCACCCATAATAGTGGTATATAACTTTTCAAGTGGTTCAGTTGTTGCCTTACCCATTTTAACACTACTAATAGCCCCTCTTGTATTCGCCTCAATTTTTTGACTTATACTAAGTTGTTCTCTTTGGACATCTTCAATAGACATGCTATCCTCTTCTTGGGATTTTTTAAGACTTTCAATATCTTTGGCGGTAAGTTGGTCAACTTGTTTAAGTTCAAATTCACCAGTCGCCTCATTTTTAACATTAATTTGTGCCTTTCCGTCTTTCAACTGAGCCATTCCCGCAATCATTTCTTTTGTTTCTTGATCCGCAGCCAAAGATGGGAATTCAATTTGTTTCATTTTCATATCGAAATCCGCCGCCTTAATAGACATAGATGCTAATTGGTCTGCAGGTATGTGCATTTCTTTAGCAATTTCTCTAAGTCTTCTTTTTGAACCTGGCATAATTTCAAACTTACCATTAGCCTCATTATATTTGGTAAATTCTTTTGTCACATTAATAATTTCTTTTTGTAGTGCTTCAGGGTCATTAGCCGCCATATCCATGGCTTTAAGTGGATCCAATAACCCACTTGCTGTAACCCCAAGTCTTTGTAGACCTGCGGCCATTTCTATTGCACCTTCAGGATTATATATTTGTTCCGCAAATTCGAATACTTGGTTCATGCTAATTCCAAGTCTTTCTGAAGTAACTGCCATTTTCGCTAAACCTTTTACTCCATTATCGAAGTTGTAAAGATTCATTTTATTTAAATTACTTGTTACTTTGTCTGAAACACCGGCAACTGATACACCGGCAGCTCTTGCAATATCGGTTACTTCTTTCATTTGATCACCAACATCATAAATTGAAATACCGACATCTCTAAAATTAGCCGATAATTTACCAATTTCTACCCCACTTACTTTAGCCGCGGCTGATACTTCAGTGATTGCTTCGGTACCTAACGTGGCAGAACTTCCCATACTTTCCATTAGAGTCGCCATATTCGTTACAGCAGTTTCTTCGGAAATTCCCATTCTAATTAATTCAGGTATGGTGTCGGCTATACTTTGTTTGTATCCTTCCATTACACCCTTAGTTGCCCCAAATTTGTTTTGGAGACTTGTCGCCCTTTCATCTAATTCTTCAAAGGCACCTAAATCTGCAGGGTTGAGTGCGTCACCTATACTTGAAAAAGTATCTTCCATTCTTTTTTTGATGACAGAAAGGTCTGTAGTCCAACTTCCTACATATTGGTTTTTTTCGTCATAGAGTTTTTTCATACCACTAGATCGTTCACCATCCTGTTGGTTCAGTTTTTTGTATTTCGCAAGTTGTTCCTCAAGTAATTTGTTTTCCTTCTTTAATTCTTCTTCTCTATCCGACATAACTACATTTATTTCATAAATATTTAATTATTGGTTTTAGTCTCCTCAACATGTTTTTGGATTAAATATCTGCGGACGTAGGTGGGCATATTCATAAACTCAGAATATTGAGTTCTGAATAGTCTTGAGAAATAATAAAATTCGTCTAATAAGATTGTCTTATATTGATAAGAAAGGCCGAAAAAATTCCACCCCAAAAGTGATATCCACTACCACTTTTTCTCCTGACGGGGCTATAACTTCTTTTGATAGATCTAATCTTGGTTCATTATCAATTAAAAATCTTCTAATGTATTTGGAATCGGCAATTGGCATTTGTTCAACAAACATACTGACTTTAGATCTATCTTCATCACCATCAAGGGAAACTATATTTTTTAATAATCTAGTCGTAATGACAGGTGCAGTTCTTTCAGAAGGATATGATTTTACTACTCTATCAATTTCAATCTTGTCACTTATGGTTAATAGTTTTAAAACCACTTTCTTTTTTGACACAGGGAGTGTCGTCTCAAAATATCCGTCTTCATTTGGTTCTACATCCGTTTTTTTATAATTTAATTCGTCAAGTAGAATTGTTGATGAGAACCTTTCTTCTGTTTCAGGATCAATCGGAGTTATTTTATATTCAGGACCAAAGGATGTATTACGTAAAAACAATAAGATTGCCTCAACATCACCATCTAAAAGTTCTTCAGGTCTAAGATCTCTTTCATATATCTTGTTTCTTAACAAAGGTAGAATAATGCCTTCGTTTACATTTTTTCTAAAATCAACCTCAGCCAAAATATTTTCGTCAGCGGCAGTTAAGTAACCAACTTTAATCGATTTCTTTTTGGACTTATAAAATTTACCTTGTGTTGGTAATTGAATTACGTCGTGAGGTAAATTAAAACCTTCTTGTCCTGCTACATATACATCTTGTTCCATAAACTTTCTTTTATAATTAAAAATAAAAAAAGACCGTAACTAGTAAAGTATACGGTCTTATATATTTTGTATGTAATATTTTTTTAGTAAACCAAGATACAACGGTCCATTCTCATGTTTGCAGTAATCTTAGCGATACCATCATTTGAGTATGATAGAGATCCTCCATCATATCCTGTTAAGTATGTACCTTCTAAAATCCATTTCTCAACCACAACTCCTGTTGGGTCTAACATTTCAAGGTCAACATTCTTTTTATAACCCGCAGCATATCCCATACGACCTGTTACTGACTCAGCACATAAACGAATCCATTCCATTACAGCTTGTGATGCTGAAGGTCCGATTGGATCACGGAAAGTAACTGGAAGTTCACCCCATTCAAAACGACCTGCAACATACGTTGAAGTATTTAAGAAGTCAATCTTAGTTGTGTTGATAGTAAGTTTTGGTCTAGATGTCGTCTCAACGTACCACTCATTAATACCAAGTGATGATGGAAATCTCAAAATCCATCGGTTCTCCCTTTTCGGTTCGTAAGGGATCGGCATTTTCATTAACAAATCAGCCATATCTTATTTTTTTACTTTTGTCTTTTATTTTTATTATAAATAGTGTGAAATAAAAAATTTTCTATTTACTTCAAATATTTTTCAAGTTATACATTTACTAGTCACAACTAAATTAGTATTTAGTCTTCTTTCCTCCTCCTGTATGATAAATTTCTAAACCAGTTTCATCATCAAAATGTTTCTTCATTGCTTGAACATTTCTTAAGTCATCATCTGAAAAACCAATATAAGGAACAAAATAATTGCTAATCTTATTTTTCATAAATGCCTTTTCTTGCAATCTTCTAGAAAGATTTTGGACGTATGTCATAAATTCTTTCATAGCGTCGACTTTAAGTTGTTCAGGGTTAGCAGCAGAACCTTGTCCGAAACTTACAGGGTGATATTTGTTCATATCTAAGTAAGACCTAAGAAGTTCCTCATCAGATAAATCATCTTCATCAGCTAGTTCTCTATATTTTTTTAAATTTTTAATTAATTCTTTTTCACTTAATCCGTGTTTGTTTTTCTTAATTAAGTTATAAACTGCGTTTTTAAGAACTGAAGGTGTGTGTCCCCTTGCTGTAATGATCGAAAAAACTGACCCATTATTAACCGCCTCAACAAAATCACTCCATGCTGGTCCTGTAGGTGCTTTCATTGCATCTTTTAAAAACCCTTCATCACCAGGTACGTTGAAGTCTCTAAATGGGTTTTCATCAAAACCAACTATGGTATGTCCCTCATATTCGAAGGGTTCTTTACCGATTTCAGTTCTGTATTCCGCAAAATCTTCTGTTGACATACCAACAACCTTACCTTTATCATCTTTGGTATAGATTTTAGTTGGCATATACATAAGGTTATCATCCCAGTCAAAAGCATAATACTTCATTGTAGGTTTCATCTGATCGTGAATGATCTCTGAAATGATCTGTTTAACAATTTTTTTATAATTCATATAAATAAATATCTCTATAAATAAAAAAGGGGAAACTTTCGCCTCCCCTTTTCATATGAATATAAACCAACTTATATATTCTCAAACGATGCTCCTGTTGGAGTGATGTAGAATGTGATGTCGATGAACTCAAGTGATCTTGTAGGTTTGATGTAAATCTTACCTGTCAATTGGTTTCTATCAATATCCTCAGGATCATTAGAAACCGTTACACGGAAGTCATATAAACCACGATCTCTTCTGATCGCATCTAAGATTGGGTTAACCGCATTTAAGAAGTCTTGTCTAACTTGTGCGTCGTTTTGTTCAAACAATAATCTTACAGATACCGCTGAAATCAATTTACGAGCTTGTAACAACAATCTTCTTACGTTGATTCTGTCAAGAGCAGATTCTCTAACTTGTAGAGTTTTGTTACCCCAAAT